CCTTTCATGAGATCTTTGATAGGATTGATAAAGCCAGAACCAAGAAAGAGAAGATAGCGGTTCTACATGAGTATAGCAGTCCTGCCCTTAAAACAGTTCTTGGCTACACTTATGATCCTGGAGTTAAATGGTTGCTACCAGAAACGAATCCTCCTTATACTCCGCTGCCAGCGAATGCTGATCAAGAAGCGAGGCTGGTATCTGAGTTGAAGAAGATGTATCTCTTTGTGGCTGGTCCAACTGAGACGCAAAGAAATCTAAAGCAGACGAAGCGCGAAATGCTGTTTATCGAACTGCTTGAGGTAATTGATCCTAGGGACGCTCTTGTTGTTCTTGGGATGAAGAATGGTAAACTACCATACAAGGGTTTGACNNGTCAGCTAACTGGTGAAAGGAAGATCGCTCCTTATGGGCAATAAAATTAAAAAGCGTTTTAAGCAGTATACCGAAGAAAATGAAGACTTTGGTTCTAAGAAAAGATTGAAGAAAGAGTCTCGGCACAATTACAAGGTTGCGCTCGAGCAGTCTATTGATAATGAAGATTGGGATAGTATAGATAATGACAACGAACATAGCATTCATAATAGGTAATGGTCCAAGTCG